GCTCATCAGACAAGCGTGATGCGCCAGAAGTTGATTGGATCACAAAGTCAGGCCGCGCCCCGTTGGCAAAGAACCGGGCCGCATATTCCTGTGTCGCCACCGCGCCAGCGCCGGCCACAAGCATATCGTAACGAAGCGGCGACGGTGTGCGGATGCCGTCAAAGCCATCGCCCGGAACGTGCAACATGTCGTCCTGGTCGTAGACCTCAACGGCGCTGCCCATTGCGGCGTTGACCGGATAGACCGCATAAACCAGCCTATCCTGCGGCGTTTCGTAAACCTCGACGCGGCGCGGGTGAACCGGCTTTAGGTGACGGATGCGGCCCAGTGGGTCGCGCTGAATGATAGCAAACGCATCGCCGTGCAGCAGCCGCGACCGCGCCATAAACGTCCAGCCCGCTGCCGAACTCCAGCGCGGGTGAAACTCTTCGTTCAGCGTCCACCACAACACGTCATCATAAATCTGTTCGCGCGAACCATCCTGCTGGCGGCGAAACGTGTTCATCGGCAGCACAGCAATCGCGCCGCTGATTACCTTCACGCAGGCATTGATCGCCGCCACCGTCTGCGCCGTCTGCTCAGTCAGGGTGGGCAGGCCGCCGCCCATGTCGCCCGTAAAGGCCATGAACACTTCGCTGCCGCGCGACACGCTGCCGCTCGGCACAACCGCATTCATAAAACGCGCCTCGCGGGCAGCTTGGGCCGCCTGCTTGTCGGCCACCGTGACAGTTGGCCAGACGTTATCGCGGATCGCGTCAAGCAACCCCATTACAGCACCCGCAGCATGGGCGTGCTGGCGGCTGGCTCTTCCTTGTTCATAGCCGCCACTCCCATTGCCATCGCAAGCGCCACGATGCCGTCAATGCGGCCTGTCGAACGCGCCTTATCAAGTTTCCTGTTTCCGGCAGGGTCGCGGATCGCAACCGCATTGCCGGCGCACATATTCAGCACCGGATGACCACCGTGCTGCATAAATTCCTGCAACGCCGCCTCTTCAAGCGCCGCGACTGCCGGCGACATGCTGGCGTAACCCTGGCCGTATTCCTGCAACGGCAGCGCCAGCCCTAGCCGGTCAATCTCAAGCATCAGGCCCGGCATCCGCCAGCGGTCAAACGCTATGGCTTTGACCGGCAGCCCGGTCGTTACCTCGGCAATCTTGGCCGCCACCCAATCCAAGGCCACCACCTTGCCCGGCGTAGCTTCAATCAGCCCTTGCTTGTGCCAAACATCATACGGCACCCGGTCAGCCCGCGCCCGTTCCGGCACCAGCCCCTCGGCCATGAAGAACCACGGCTTGACGTGAAACCGGCCATTGTAGCGCGCGACCAGAACAAACGCGGTTAAGTCGGTGGTCTGCGACAGATCAAGGCCGCCGTAGACTTCGCCAAACCTGAACGCCTCATCATCCGGCGCGGCGCTGTTTGCTTCCCACACCGACCGCGACAAGAACGGGCTGAACGGGTTGACGCGCTGGTTAAGGTGCAGCCAGCGAAAAGTGTTTTCAGCTTCCGGCAACCGCGCCGCTTTGGCCGCGCCGTCGATCAGTTCCTGCCGCGACTTAAACAAATCAAGCGCCGGGTTGGCAGCTTTCCAAGCCGCCTCATCGTCCAGTTCGCAATCTTCCGGCGCGCGATACACATGGCAGACCGTCGCCGGATCACCACTTGCAGCCGCGTCATCAATCAGCCGGTTGAACAGGTCACCATCGGTGCGGCCCTGCGTCGAAATCCATATCTCCAGCGGCTTTTCGTATGCGCCCTGGCTGGTTGTGATTGCCTCGAAAAAGGCATCATATGGCCCTTGCACCTGGCCGGCTTCGTCCAAGATGGCCACCAGCGGGCTGCCGCCGTGTGCCGTTTTGCCTTCTGCCGCCAGCGCCTCGTATTCGGTGTTCATCGGCAGGCCGACAAGCCGCTTTGACGATGGCACCGGGCGCACCAGATTGTTGATCGTTGGCGACATGGCCGCCATCTTGCTGGCGTAGTTGTAAACCTCACCGGCCTGCTTGCGGCTCAACGCGCCCGATGCCAACCGGGCGTTCTGCACCGCTTCAGGCCCAATCAGAAACACCAGCAGGATGATGGCAATCGTAGCCGTCTTGCTGTTCTTTCGCGCAATCGACAGAATCGCTCGCCGGGTGTGAACCGCGTTGTCGAAAACGGCGTAAAAGAAATCTTCTTGGAAGCCCGCCAGCCTGATCGGCTTTCCAACCAGCTTGCCCTCTGGCACCACCAAATGCCGTTCCGCAAAACACATCGCCCGCTCGGCGCGGGTCAGACTTGTCGGCTTTAACTTCCGCCAATCACGCCGTTTGGGGACAGGGCCGGAAAGGATCGCCGGGTTAGTTAAGCGTCGGGCGCGCGATGAAGTCGTCATCGGCAGCCGTCACCCCTTGTTCAATCGCCTTGGCCTGCGTCTTGCGCTTGCCGGCGTCCCTGGCCTCGCCTTGCACCGCGCGCGCGTGAAGCTGAAGGTTGCGGCGCAGCGACATGATTGAGTTAGTCAGGTCGCGCGCAATGCCGTGGCGCGGGTTGGCCATCGACTTGTCGCCAACCATCAGCACATAGCCCTCAGTCCGCAGCTTGCCGCGTTCCTGTTCAAGATCAGCCATCGCCTTGGAAAGCTGGGCGGCGACTTCCAACTGGTGAGCTGTCCAATCTGCCTTTGGAAACTCAGCAATCACGCTGGCCCAGAACGGCAGATCACCGGCTTCCAGCGGCACATGCGCAGGCGGTGCAATCTCACGACCGGCAGAGGCCGCAATGACCTTGGCCGCCGCTATGCTGTCAACGCGCTGGCGTCTGGCCATTGGCTTTCCTGTGTTAGCGATAATTTTTGTGCAACCGAACGGTTTCCCGGCCTTCGACCTGTAAGGTTTTGACCCGCCCCCCGGTCACACCGGCCAGCCATCCAACCCCACAGCGACCTTCACCCGATGCCCCATCGCCTCGTTCGTCACGTCCACATGGCATTGACGACACAGCGCCCGCAGATTGCCGCGCTCGGTTGCGTGACCGCCCAGGTGCAGCGGCGTGATGTGATCAACCTCTTGCGCTGCGGTCACCCGATCACTGCCCAGACAGATGCGGCACAGCGGTTCAGCCATCAGCACCTCGCGCCGGATGCGCTGCCATGCTCTGCCACGAACGCGCTCGGTTGCTGCGGTCATATCGCTGGCCATCTGATGCTATGGGCTTGTGTCGTGGCCAGCGCCCCGTAAGGGGAAGCCTAAAGAAAAACCCCCACACCGGGCGAGGTGCAGGGGCTTCACTTAATTAAGTGCGCTAGGCGCAGCTACAATCAATAGCTGTTTCCTATCATCTGCCGCGCGGATCGTCAAGCGGCACTCCTCTCACCCATCACCTTCCACGCCAGCAGATCATCAGCCACGTAACCAATCTGCATCTGCGCCCGCAACCGTGCCGCATCCCGGCTGCCAATGCACAGCCGCCTTGCTGTTTGGTCAAACGTCTCGCGGTCTGGCGGATCAAGCGCCTCACACGTCAAGATCATGGCCGCCTGGTCACGGCAGGCGTTGCGCATTGCGGCGTAACGCTGCCGGCGTGCAAACAGGCGTTCTGCGCTGTTGCCCATGCCCTCCCCTGTCGGCTCACACAGCGCGCTGCGAACGGTGCCATAGCCCGCGTCATCGGCAGCCTGCGCAAACAGCACCAAGATGCCCCGCTGCTCTAGCGACAGCCACCGCCAGCGCATTGCCGGGCATTCACGCTTAGGCGTTTCAGATTTCGTGCGCTGTTCCGTTTCGCCAGCCATCTTGGCAGTCTTGGTGACTGTCCACCCATCCCCTGCCCTGATCTGATCAACGAAGTCGCCGATGGGCTGCGGCGTGGCTTTGCGCTTGGCTTTCGGCATCGGTGCAACTCCTAAGCTGGTTGGCGATCAGATCAGCGGTTCTTGGTTGTCGAACTCGGTAAGGTCATCGGGTGCATACCAAGGCACATCGTTAAGCTCGGCCTGCACGGCGGCAAGGTAGCCATCGTCATCCGGCAACGGCTGCGGCCCAGCTTCCAAATCGTAATCTGCTTCTCCGGTGGGGGTGCCATCGGCCCCACCGGATATATACGTAGTATATAGGGGGGTCTGTGCGCGGGTTTGCGCGGGGTTTGCGCGGGGTTTGCGCGGGGTTTGGTGCAGGGTTTGCGCAGTAGTTTGCGCGCTTGAAGAATCGCGCGCAAACGCTTGGAACATGGCCACTTTATCCTCAAAAACAGCGTCTACGTCCGTTTCGGCCCTTTCGGGTTTGCGCGGGGTTTGCGCGCCCTCATTTTCAGGGTTTACGCGGGGTTTGAGCGCAATCCCAACAGCCCAGCGGCGGTTCTTTTCGTCGCGCCACAGATTCTGATTGGCCACAATTTCGCCGCTGCTAAACAGCCGTTCCATTGCCTGCTGTAGCGCCTTGCGAGACACGCCAGACGCTTCCGGCATCCCGGCAAAAACCTTAGGGGCGAAGTTCGCAGCGGGCATGTGTGAGACGTGACGGCGCTGCTCAGTGACCGCATCCAGGCACCGCAGGAACGCCACATCTTCCTGCACCAGACGGCCCTCAGTGCCGGCGATCTGGCTCTCATCGTGGAACGCGCCTTCGTGCCACATCATGGTCAAGCGCTCACCCTTGCGGGCGCTGTTGGCCTTGCCGCGTGTGAGAATGCGGCGGTCGCTGTCCTCTACTTCCTCGCCCTTCTGATCCAGTTCGCGCTTGAGGAACAGGCGCATACGCACCGCGTTTTCCCATGCCATCGTGCCGGCAAACTCACTGCCCTGCGCCTTGGCGACATGGCCGGCCAAGATCACCGCCGCGCCCGTTTCAATCGCCAAGCGGGTGAGTGCGTTGCAGAATACCGTCACCTCGCGCGGGTCGTTAAGGTTGCCCACATAGAGCTGCATGGCGTTGTCGAGCGCGATAACCTTAGCGCCGACCAGCAGTGCGGCATCGCGGATATCGTCGAAGAACTGGTTGGGCTTAAACTTGCCGTCGTCGCCGATCACGCCAATCGGGTTGTCCATGCCCAGGCGCGCGACCAGATGAAGCTGGCCGGCATAAGATGCCATGCGCCGGCCAAACGTCTTGGCGATGGCGGCTTGGCGGCGTTGCAGTTCTTCCGCATCGTCCTCGCAGTTGACATAGAGCGCCGGCACCGGGGTTGTGCCGCGCGTTCCCATAAAGCCATCGCCCAGCGCAATTGCGGAAAGCCATTGCTGGATCAGCAGCGACTTGCCGGTGCCACCCGCGCCTGAAATTAAGGTGACAGCGCGCGGCAGAATCCAGCCAGGCACCACCCACTCGCGTTCTGGCAGAGTGACGCCTTCCCAGCTTCCCACGTCGATCAGGTCAAGGCCGCCAACAGGCTGCTGCTTGGCGTGTGCGCCCCATTGACTGTAATGAGCGTTCATATCGTCACCATCATCCATTTCAGGCGGCCACCAGTTCCGGCTTGCGCACGCGCACAACCGGCAGTCTGGCGGCCCTCAAGATCGCGTCGGCCAGCGGTTGGCGCAGGCTTGGCGTGTCGATTTCAATGCTGTGAGCGCCCATGATAGCGGCGAAGTTGCCGATGCGTTCAGGTGTGCCGATCATGGCAAAACCGGGCAGCGCGGCCTGTTCAAACATTTCAGGCGTGCGGTGTGCCTCGCCAGCGGCCTTGATGCGTAACCACGCGGCGCGGCGTTCATTGACCCAAGCGCGGGCAAGGGCCAGGCCATCGGCATAGACGCGCAGATGCCCGGCGCTGCGGTTGCCGCCCCAGAAGCCAACAGCGCGGTCATCGTCGGCCCAGCGCATCGCGCCAGACACGCCGTCAATCAGCAGTATGTCGCCGTCAATGTTAAGCGTGTCGCTGGCAGCGATCCACCACATCCCATCGACTTGGATCGGCGCAAACGGCAGCATTGACCACCAATCGGCCCAATCGCAGCGCAGCGCGCTGGCCATCGCATCATGCACGGCGGTGCGTTCCTCGCGCTTATAAATTGCGCGGCGGGCGGCATACCAGGCGGCG